TTTACGAGTCGGTCCGCGCACACGTGCGCGATGAAGAGAAGTGGATGCCCGTTTCCCTGGTGGCTCTTCCTGAGTCACTGAAGATTCGTGTTATCTCGAAAGGGCCTGCCCTTGTCTATTTTCTCTTAAAACCCTTGCAGAAGTTTCTTTCCAAACTGCTAGGTCGGCATAAGATCTTTCGTCTTACTCGAGAGACGATCTCTGCTGAACAGCTCACTAAGACTTTTCGTGATGCTGCTCAAGATCTTAAGAACCACTTTCACTCTCTCGACTACAAGGCCGCTACTGACAATCTCAATCCTGAGTTATCTGTCGCTGCGGTCGAATCTTTGTCTGAGTGTATTGGTTTGCCGGACGATCTTCGCGAACTGTTTCGCCTTGCTCTCGTCGGTCATCAGATTCTGGATGAGAGGACTGGGTCTGCCCTTCCTCAAGTTTGGGGTCAGTTGATGGGGTCGATTGTGAGTTTTGTTGTTTTGTGTATTGTGAATGCCTCCGTTATTCGATTCTCCTATGAGATCTCTACGGGCCGCCAGACTAGCCTTAAGCGGCTCCCTGCTACGGTCAACGGTGATGATGGTCTCGTTTCTGCCCCTCCATCTTTCCTCCCGATTTGGGAGAAGATTGCGGCTTGCGCAGGTCTCGAGCCTTCTATCGGTAAGGTTTATTCTCATCCTACTTACATGAACATGAACTCCACCTCCTACCACTGGAAACACGACCATGCCGTTCTTCAGCCCTTTGTTAATATGGGTCTTTTGTACGGACTACAACGTTCCGGTGGAAAACAGTCAAAGTCTGCAGTTGATAAAGCCCAGATCGATGATCGTGCCCTTTCAGTAGGTGCACGATTTAACATTCTTCTAGACTCTTGTCCTCAACGTCTTCGTTCAGAGGTCGCTGCCTTATTCTTTGTTGTCAACCAACCCCTCCTTACTCAATTTTCCGGAATTCCTGCCTACGCCCCCGAATCCATCGGAGGCCTTGGTCTCCGACCCGAGATTTCTTGGAATCTCCCTGTTTCTTCCGTTGGTGATTCTCACGCTGTGGACGTTGATAACGTCACCTGGCAATTCCGTCATGGTCTTTCTGATCTTGACCGCGCTGCCGCTTCTGTGATTGAATCGACTCCTCACCTTCGACGTCTCAAACCTCTCCCTAAGCAAGCCCAGATCCGTGTTCGTCAATCTTGGACCCGACTCCTTCCTTTCCGACCTTCCGACAAGTCCGATCCTGGCTACGACATCTCTGATGCCGATGCTGGTCTTCTGGACGTTGCGTCATTTTACATCATCCCTTCTGTTGTCGAGGCATCCCATGACGATACTGATCCTCTTATCGTCCTTCGACAAAATCAGCTCCTTTGGAACCAAGCCAGACGGATCGCCCGAGCTCTACCTCTTGACGAGGAGCTCGACTAGTGCGACTTGCCGCCTGTTGGTTGGGGGATTCTTAATTGAAGCTGCGCCTGTTGGCGTCCTGACTCATGATTACATGGTCCAGCAATCCCCAGTCTCGTTTGACACTTTTGGACAAGCCCGATAAAAGTGTATGAGA